CAGCTTTAGATTCAGCAGATAAGATGGCTAGTAAATTAGAAATGGGAGAATCTTTTTCTGACTATGAAAGAATATTTAGGGAAAATATGCCTGAGCTAAAAATTAAAACAGAAGGTGCAGGTCAATACGATAAATCAATTGCTGATGCTGAAGCAGCCTTGAAACAAGCAGCAGAGGATGAAAAGAATTTAAAAAAACTAGAAGAGTTTGATGTTGAAGATAGAACTAAAAACTTTAAAGGTGGTATTAATAGAGTTGGTTTTGCAAAAGGTAAAATAAAACTTGCACAGTTTTTAGCTGGTAAAGGAAAAGATCTTGTTACAGAGATTAGAACATCAGTTAACAATATTATAGAATCAGGCGATAAGAAGATAGATGCTGATATGGCTGTTGATGACATGCTTGAAAATTTAGGAGTAGATAGAGACACAGTAGATCAAAAAGATATTTTGGAGGCTTACGATGAAGCATATAAAACATTAAGCGTACCACCTGGATCACGTGGTGGACCTGATGATATCGCAGAACCTTTTCAATCAGCAGAGGAGTCAACAGGTAATTTAATATCAGGACAACTTAAAGTGATGAGACTTGCAGAAGAAATACAACCAGGTCTTTTTGAAAAACTAACAGATACACAATTAGAAATTATAACAAAGTATGGTGATATGATTGATAAAAATCTTTTAAAAAATATTGTCTTAGATCCAGATCCAAATAATCAAGCAGCTGCTCTTGCTACAATTGAAGAAGCAAAAGTTATGATAGATAAAGGAATGGATGTAGATGAAATATTACGAATACAAGGTGAAGCTTTGAATAGAAGAAAACAAGCTGAGGGCGGACTAAGCTATTTGATGGGGATGTAATGGAGATAGCCAAATATAATGATATGATGGCTCATCTCACTCGTAAGAGATTAGCAGAGGGAAATGATAAACCACAAGTAATCCCTCTAAAAAAACCAGCAGAAGATCCATTAGAACTATTTAAAAAAAAATCAGATACTTTGTTACAAGCATCTTTTGCTTCAACTAACAAAGATTATTTTAATAGTCTTATACAAGCAGAATATGAGAAAGCCCGTGAGGCAGGAGTCTCGGCTGAGGATGCATTAGGTTTTTTAAAAGAGAAAAGTCAGATGTATCGAACACTTGCTGAAGAAGGAAGAATGCAAGGTGAGCCTGCAACACTAGGACCAAGTTATGGTAGAGAAAATAAAATGATTGGTGGACGTATGCAATTTGGTCCAGGAGGCACTAATGTCGAAACAGGTCAAGGTTTTCAACCAGGTAATCCAGGTAACGTACAAGCTCTAGAAAAAATAACAAAAGAAAAAACAGCATTAAAAAATAAAAAAGTTGAAAAATTTGTAGAGTTAGTAGAAAAGGGAAATAGTCCCTTAGACGCTCAAAAAAAAGTTATAAAACTTTTTAAACTACAAAGAAAAAAAGGATCAGGAACTCCTCCATGGGTAAGAGAAGGAAAAGACATATTAGTAGATAAAGGTGTTTTAGAAGAAAAAGAAAGAGGTAGTGTAAAAATTATTGGAGAAACAGAAGATTTTAGAACAGATAGAAATATAAAATTACTTTCTAAAAAAACAGTTGAACCAGGTATTAAAAAGTCAACGTATAAAAATTTAGCTACAGGAAAAACATTTGTTAAATATAAACCTTTACTAAGAGGAAATACGGTAACTGTTTCTGGTGCAGGTTTTGATACTCTCGAACAAGCACGGAAAACAGTAAAAGACTATGACGCAGCAAATCCTAAAAAAACGGCCGTCACTCTAAAACTTGAAGAAAATTTAAGAACACTTTTTAATAGTAAAAGATTAGCACCTTTGTTAAAATCTGGAGTTCCAGATAAAAAATATCTTAAAGTAGTTCAAGACATATTAGATTTAAATGTTAGTCAGGCAGAAGATAAACTAAAACAATTAGGAGAAGCTGTAAGACCTAATAGTAATTTTGATGTTCCAGGTATAGATAAAATAAATGAAAAGAAAGCTACAAATATATCTAATTTTTATAAATCAAAATCAGTTTCTAAAAAAGTAATTGACCAAGCAATAGGAGAATCTGTTGGAGAAAAGTCTTTAAAAAATCTTAGAGGAGACGTTCAAAGAGAATTACCTTTTCCAGGTGGACCTGAAACTTTTGAAGTTGATGAGGCTAAAGCAAAAAAGGGTAGCTTTAGACTAGGATCTAAACCTTATTCTATTTTTGGTCAGGTTATAGATGGTAGATTAAATCAGGGAGATAAAATGAGATATGATGCTCTATTATCTAGATTAGAAGAAGATGTGCAGAAGGCTCTTAAAGGTGAATTAATCAGAGGTGGTAAAAAAATATCACCAAAGCAAGCAGTTGCAACATATAATGAAACTGCAACAAAAGCAGAAAATTTATTTAACTCTCAAAAGATGAAAAATTTTAAACCAGTTAGAATTCCAAAAATAACTTTAGACTCACCTGATAAAGCTATTGCTAACAAGGCTGCATACACAAAATACAAACGATTTTTTGACAAAAACTATAAAGAACTTGGTTACAGTTTTAAAATACCAAAAGACTTAAAACCTATACCTGAAATTGCTGCTGACTTAAAAAATACAAATAGCTCTGAATATAAGAACATGATTAAAAATGTAAAAGAGATAGGTAAAAAATTTATTAAAGACATTAATAAGTATGATGAAAAAGATTTACTTAAAATATTTAATAACCCTAAGTTTCAACAATTTAAAAAATTTATGCCAAGACTAGTATCTAATGATGTTTCTAATGATGATTTTTCTGAAAGACTATATGCATCGGCAGATAACATTATGTCTGATGCTACTTATGTAGATGATGAAGAACAAACATTTGCAGAAAAAAATCCTATTACTACAGGAGTAGGTTTAACTGTACCAAGTGCAGTGGCTGTACAAAAAGCAGCAGGTGTTCCAATATTAAAAGCATTAGCAAACATTGGTAAGTATCCTTTAAAAGCTGTTGGCTCTTTACCTGGTGCTATGTACTTTGCTGGTGATACTATTGCAGATAGATTGGAAGAAGGAAAAAGCATACCGGATGCTGTGATAGATAAAGAAGTAGGAATAGAATTATTATTTCCAGAAGCGTTTAAAAGATTTGGACCTTTGATGATGAGAGCTGCAAGATTAACTACACCTCTTGGTTTAGGAATAACAGGTTTGGGTCTTGCTAAAGATACTTATCAAAGAGCGCAAGAATTAAAAGCAATGTCTCCTGAAGAAAGAGCAGAGCTTGCAAGAGTAAGAGATGATTTTTCTTTTGGAGAATACTCAGGAGCAAAAGATGGTGGAATAATGAGAACAGGTTTTGCAGATGGAACATTTGGTTTAGATGTTTTAAAATTAGAAGACGAGGCTTTTAAAAGAGCACTTAAAGCTTTTGACTATTATAAAAGCACGGGTGGTGAGAAAAATTTTAAAGATTATTTAAAACAGGCTGGAAAAAGAGGATCTCAGTTTAGAGCAGATGGTGGCCGTGTAAATTTTGCAGACGGACCAGAAGATCCTAGTAAAAGAACTTTTATGAAAATTTTAGGTGGGCTTGCATCATTGCCTATAGTTGGAAGATTTTTTGACATAGCTAAAGAAGCACCTCTTGCAAAAAAATTTTTTACAGAAGTTCAACAATTAAAAAATACCTCAACACAAATGCCAGAATGGTTTCCAACATTTTTAAATAAATTTAGAAAAGAAGGAAAAGCAGAAAATGTATTTAAACAGGAAAAAGTAGCGGTCAGTAAAGCAGAATATGATCAAGCAGCAGCAGAGGGAAAATTAACAGAGGGTAATTATTTTATAGATCCTAGAACACCAGAATATATAGCTAAAAATCCTGATCACTCGTTATACAATAAATTAGTAGATACTGATGAAAGAATATACACAACATATACAAATGATAAAATTCCTGGTGTTCGAGTTGATGATATGGATGGTAATATTGATGTGCTGTTTGAAAATGATTACTCTCAACCGGTATCAATTAATTATACTGCACCAGGTGCAAAAGGACCTGAGACAGGAAGAATGGATATTTTTCTTGAAGGTGAGGCAAAAATGGAACCAAAACCAAAAGGGGAGTTTGTTGCTAACGATGTAGAGACATATGCAACAGATCCTGATGGGGGTTTTGATACAGAAGATGTTATTGCTAATTCACTTGATGATATGATGGAGGGAACAACTCGTATGATGGAAGAGTATGCAACAGGTAAGCCGGTTAAAAAATTATCTAGAGGTGAGGGTAAAGTTATTGAGGCTGAGATAAGAGCAGAGCAAGCAGCAGAAAGAGCAGCAGAAGAGGCTGCGGAAGCGGCAGATGACTTTGACTAAAAAACTAACAACCACAATACCACCAAAATCAGGGCCCATGCCACAAGGCTTGAAATTATCCTATAATACTGTTAAAGATGTTAAACTTACGGAGAAAATAAATGGCAGACATAGACAAAGCACTTCCAAACACAAGAAAAGAATTTGAAGTTCCAGGTGAGGAAGAAATTAAAGAAGAGGTTGTAGAAACAATCGAAGAAGAACAAGCATCACCTGATGCTGTAGAAGTTACAGAAAACGAGGATGGATCAGCAACAATTAATTTAGAACCATCTGCAGCATCACCAGAAGGCGGTGATGAGCACTATGCAAACCTAGCAGATTTTTTACCTGATGATGTATTAGGAAGATTAGCTTCTGATCTTAATGCAAAATATATGGACTACATGTCCTCAAGAAAAGATTGGGAACAAAGTTATACAAAAGGTTTAGATCTTTTAGGATTTAAATACGACAATAGAACAGAACCTTTTCAAGGAGCGTCTGGTGCAACACATCCAGTGTTAGCAGAAGCAGTTACACAGTTTCAAGCATTAGCTTACAAAGAATTATTACCGGCAGACGGACCCGTAAGAACACAGATTTTAGGAGCACCAAATGAAGAAAAAACACGTCAGGCAGAACGTGTAAAAGATTTTATGAATTATGAAATAATGGAAAAGATGAAAGAGTATGAACCAGAGTTTGATTCCATGTTATTTCATTTACCACTTTCAGGTAGTACATTTAAAAAAGTTTACTACGATGAAATGGAACAAAGAGCCGTAAGTAAATTTGTTCCAGCAGATGATTTAATCGTTCCGTACACAGCTACCTCATTAGACGATGCGGAAGCGATTATTCATCGTGTAAAAATTTCTGCAAACGAATTAAGAAAACAACAAGTTGCCGGTTTCTATAGAGACATTGAAATTGGAAAACCACAAGATAAAGAAACAGATGTTGAAAAGAAAGAAGCTGAATTAGAAGGTTCAAGCAAAACTGTTAATGAAGATGTTTACACTTTATTAGAGTGTCATATTAATTTAGATCTTGAAGGATTTGAAGATGTAAATCAAGAAACTGGTGAACCATCAGGAATTAAAATTCCATACATTGTAACTCTTGAAGAAGGGTCAAGAGAAATTTTATCTATAAAAAGAAATTATGAGATAGGTGATCCAGCTAAAAAGAAAATACAATACTTTGTGCATTTTAAATTTTTACCTGGTTTAGGATTCTATGGTTTTGGTTTAATACACATGATTGGTGGATTATCTAGAACAGCGACAGCTGCGTTAAGACAATTACTTGATGCAGGGACATTATCTAATTTACCAGCAGGATTTAAAATGCGTGGTATTAGAATCAGAGATGATGCACAATCAATTCAACCAGGTGAGTTTAGAGATGTAGATGCACCAGGTGGTAATTTAAGAGATTCATTTATGATGCTTCCTTTCAAAGAACCATCTGCAACATTATTAAATCTAATGGGTATTGTAGTACAAGCAGGACAAAGATTTGCATCTATTGCTGATTTACAAGTTGGTGATGGCAATCAACAAGCTGCAGTTGGAACTACAGTTGCTCTTCTTGAAAGAGGATCAAGAACAATGTCTGCAATCCACAAAAGAATTTACTCTGCTTTAAAAAATGAATTTAGAATTTTAGCAAGAGTATTCAAATTATATCTACCTCAAGAATATCCGTATGACGTAGTTGGGGCCCAAAGAATGATTAAGCAATCTGACTTTGATGATAGAGTAGATATATTGCCAGTTGCAGATCCCAACATTTTTTCACAAACTCAGCGTATTTCCCTCGCTCAGACTGAGTTGCAACTGGCAACCTCAAATCCACAAATGCACAATCTTTATGCTGCATATAGAAATATGTATGAGGCTTTAGGTGTAAAAAATATTGATCAAATATTAATGAGACCACAACCACCACAGCCAATGGATCCTGCATTAGAACACATACAAGCTTTGAGTGGAGGACAATTTCAAGCTTTTCCTGGTCAAGATCATAGAGCACACATAACTGCTCACTTAAATTTTATGGCAACTAACATGGCTAGAAATAATCCGATGGTTATAGCATCTTTAGAAAAAAATATTTTTGAACATATTAGTTTAATGTCTCAAGAACAAGTTGAGTTAGAATTTAGAGACGAGATACAACAACTACAAACTATGCAAATGCAGATGCAACAGAATCCAATGATGGCTCAACAGATGCAAATGCAAGTTATGCAGATAACTCAAAAAATAGATGCAAGAAAAGCACAACTAATTGCTGAAATGATGGGTGATTTTATGGAAGAAGAGAAAAAAATAACTTCTCAATTTGATAATGACCCTATTGCTAAACTAAGATCAAGAGAATTAGACATCAGAGCACAAGAAAATGCTAGAAAAGCTAAAGATGCTGATGAAAGATTAAATCTTGATAAGATGAAAGCAATGATGAACCAACAAAACAGCGATGAAAAGCTAGAACAAAACGAAGAATTAGCAAAATTAAGAGCTAATACGTCGATTGAAAAGACAATTTTAGGAAAAACTCTACCAACTGGTGATCAAATGATGCCACAAGTAAGTATTGTAAGAAAAGGTAACTAAAAATGGACAAAAAACAGAAAAAAGTTGCAAAAGTTATGAGAGAGTTTAAAAAAAAGAAGCTTTCTATCGGAAAATCTGATAAAAAAGTAAAAAATCGTAAACAAGCGATAGCAATTGCCTTGAATGAGGCAGGAATAAGGAGAAAAAATGGAAAAACTAGATAAAATAACTGACGTAAAAGTTGGTGAGCAAGAAACAGAAGTTGATCCAAGATCTGAAACTACTGCTAACAGAGCCGCAAGAAATAAAATTGGTACAGGTGGCCCTGAGATAGAAGTAAAAGGTCAAGGTGCTGTTTTAACAGAGAAAAAAAGAAGTTCTAAGGCTTATTAATATGTGGTTGTCGGCAATAAAATTAGCCGTCTCTGCTGGTAGTAAGATTTATGAGAACAAGCAGAAGACGAAGATGGCAATGTCAGAGGCACAACTCATGCATGCCTCTAAGATGGCCCGAGGTGAGGAAC